TGTCCATCCCGGACGCCTGATCGGCCACCTTCTTCAGCCCGCCGACCGCGTCGTCGACCTTGGCGACGACTTCCATCACCAACGACGCGGTCTTGCCGGCCATCAGCTCACCTCGAGCGCCGCGCCTCGGCGGCCTGGTCCTCGAGCACGGCGAGCATCGTCGCCAGGTCGGCCGGATCCTCGTCCCACAGGACCGACGGCGGAATGCCGGTGTGCACGGCGAGCGCGGCGATCACGACGCCGGGCCCGCCGTCGTAGGGCGCGGCGGATCGACCTGTTCGTCGTCGGCGGTCGGCTGAGCGAACGCACACTCGGCGTCGAAGTCCGGCCAGGACAGGTCATCGGGCAGCTCGTGGTGGCGGACCAGGGCGGCCCACGCGCTGGCGCGCATCCATCCGAGGGCGTCGAGCTCGGCGTCACGGATCCCGGCGCCGCCGTACACCGCGGGGAGCATCGCCCGGCGTTGGTCGCGTTGGTCGGTCATCACCTTGAATTCGCGCCCGTCGTCCATCAGCACGTTGATCTCCAACCACGGGAACGTCGTCACGTCTTGCTCGCTTTCTCGTCGAGTTCGGTCTGTAGGGCGGCGGTCACCGCGTCGGTCCAATCGGGCATGGTCCGCTCGAGCGTGTCGGACAACCACGGGCGGCCGGTCAGCCAGCGGGTGCCGTTGTGCACGTAGCCGGCGTACGGCATCCGGTTCGACACGGCGCCGGCGCCCGCGGTGCTGCCGCGTTGGGCGGTGTGGCCGCCGGAAAGGGCGCCGGTGGCGTGCGGCGCGGCGGCCGCCGCGGCGGGCACGACGATGCGCTGTAGGGCGGCGGTGATCGGGTCGCCGAGCGCCTGCAGGTCCTTGGTGATCCCGGCGAACATCGCGGCGACCTGCGGGCCGTTGACGAGCTCGGCGGACACTTCGTCGGTCACGGCGGCGGCGTGTACGTCGCGGCGCCTTGCACCGGCCACTTGAATCCGGCGGTCAGGTTCCCACCGGACTTCTGGACCGGGGTGTCGAACCCGTCGATCATCACCGTGCCGGTGAAGCTGCCGCCGGTCGGGCCGACCGGGAAGAACGTGAACGGTTGCAGGGTGCCCTGAATGGCGTGGATCTTCTCGAAGATCCCGGCCTTGACCGAGTAGTCGAGCAGGATCGTGCCGGAGAGTTCCCAGCTGTACGTCGCGGCGGCCTGCACGACGTCGCCGGTCAGCACCGTGACGGGCGAGTCGCGGGTGACGGTCTGCGGGGTGCCGGCCTCGGTGATCTGGGCGGTCATGTCGATGGGCGTGGCGGTGCCGATCGACAGGGTGCCCTTCAGGCGGTCAACGATGGTGGGCATGGTCAGTCCTCCTCGGTGGTGGTGTCGACGATCGATGCGTACACGGTGATCGGGGCGCGGTAGGCGAACCACGGCCCGGTCGGGTCCAACACGAGCTGCACCGAGGTCCAACGCAGGTCGCCGGCGCCGATCGCGGCGAGGGCGTCGCAGGCGTCGAGCATCGCGTCGAGATTGCGGGCGGTGTCGCCGACACCGAGCCCGCGCACCGGCAGCCAGTACAGGTAGAAGATCGCCTGTCGGGCGTCGGCGAGCGTGCCGGTCGACTCGGCACCTTCGGCGGCCAGCCAGAAGCACGGTGGCACCAGGTCGCCTTGGGTGACGGCGACGCGCAGCTCGGCGGCGCGTAGTGCGCCGGCGACGGCGTCGACGATGTCGGTGCCGACGGTCATGTCGCACCGATGTTCGTCCCGGCGAGCAGTTGTCGCCAGGTCTGACGGTCGTTCGCCGCGTTGCCCGAGGACCAGTAGGACTCGGGTTGGTTGCGCGAGTTGAGGTGCAGGCGGGCCAGCTGGAACAGGGCCAGGCAGTCACGGGCCGTCAGGATCGGGTCGGCCGGGTCTTTGCCGACTTCGACCGCGTCGACCTGGGCGGCGTCGAGCGCCAGCTGCGTGGCGTCGGTGTCCGCCACGTCGGCCGGGTCGAGCCCGAGGAACGACCGGAACGCGGCGTTGTCCGGCCAGCCGGACGGGTACGGCATCAGCTCGAGCGGCGGCCGCGGCCGGTCGTGCCGGTGTCGGCGTCCTCCGCGGTGGGCGTCGGCAGGGTGCCGGTGATCTTGTAGACGCCGCGCTGGTCGACGATCCCGCAAGCAGCGAACAGGGCGACACCGATGTCGCGGCCCGCCTGGGCGACGTTGTCGACCGGGCCGAGCACGATCGGCGACCCGATCAGGGTGGTGAACGCCTCGGGCACACCGACCACCGCGGTCGACGCCGGCATCTGGTTCGACACGTAGTAGGTGAGGCCGCGCACCGAACCCGACGCAGATGTCGCCTCGGCGGTGCCGGCGGCGTTGACCGGCCCCAGCGACGGGAACAGGTAGCGCCCCTGGGTGTCCTTCGCCTTGGCCATCACCTCCCACGTGTCGACGGCCAGCACGGCAACCTCGGGCAGACGGCCGATCGCGGTGAGCATCGACCCGGCAACGGTGATGAACGGATCGGCAATGTCGGTCTGACTCGCCGGCCATGTCGGGCCCGCGGTGGCGCCACCTTCCACGGTCGTCGCGGCGAACTGCTCCATCTGCCAGGCCATCTCCGCGGCCCATGCCTGCATCACCACCTGCATGTACGCGGGATCGGTCCGCATCAACGTCGCCAGGCTGATGTCCTGACCGCCGGCGTAGGTGTTCACCGGGAACGACGCCGGGGTGACCGACAGCTTGCCGGACGCCACCGCGCCCTTCTCCGTGGTCTGCTGGCCGAACGGCGGCATGTTGCGCACCACCGGCAGGTTGACGGTCATCCCGGTGTCAGGGAGCGGGATGCGTCGGAACGCCTGCACGGTCGGCGACGACACGGCAACGATCTGTGTGACGGTCGAGATCCACGCCTGCGGGGTCAGACCAGGCACGTCGGAGGTCACTTCGTCGGTGAGCGCGGCGCGAAGTTCGGCCATCGCCGCATCGCGCACCGGGCCGCGTCCGTCGCGCATCGTGTCCCACGCGAACTGGCCGAGTGTGCGCCGGTCTTGCACGGTCGGCGCCGGCCGCGGGGTGCCGTTCACGGCCGCGGCGAGAACTTGGCGGTGGGCGACCAGGCGGGCCGCTTCCACGTCCAGCTGGTCGGTTGCGGTGTCGGTCATGTCGTCTTCCTCGGTGTCGGTGGTGGTTGGGTCAATGTCGGGCAGGGTCAATTGGTCGCCGTCGTCGTCGAGCTCGGCGGCGGCGAGGCCGGTCACGCGGGCGTCGTGGAAGCGCGGCAGGACCACGCTGGACAGCTCCACCAGGCGGGCGCCGGTGTGCACCTGGTGGTGTTCGGCGAACCGGTTCCCGGCGATCTGTGTGCGGGTCGCGTTGGCGTCGTCCCACTCGACACGGACGGACACGCCGGAACGGATCCCGGCGGCGATGTGCCGGATTGCCTGGGCCGTGTCCGGTTCGGCCAGTTCGGCGCGGGGCACCGCGGCGGCGGCGTGGAGCGCGTCGGGTCGGTCGTCGAGCTGGACGATGTTGCCCATCAGATGCGACCCGGCGGCGGCGTGGTCGCGCAGGAACGGGACGTGCGCCGGGTTGCCGGACAAGTCGACCGACCCACGGTCGAACGACACGGTGTCGCCGAACATGTTGAGCGGCACCGTCACGCTCCACGGCAGGGCGGCGGCGGTGACGATGATCGGTGGGCCGTCCGGGTTGTCCAGCGCGGCGGCGAGCTCGGTCTGGTCGATCTGGCCGAACGTGGCGGTGGTGTACGCGTTGCCTCGCATGGGTCAACCTCCCACGCCGGCGTCGGCCGGCGTCGCTTCGGTGGGTGCGGTCGCGGTGTCTGCCGGGGCGCCGGCGACCGGCCCGAGCTGGCGGAGCGCCGCGGTCCGCAGGAACGGTTCGGTGTCCATCGTCACCGCCGTGCCGCGCGGGGTCACCTGACTGGACGACAAGGTTTGTTCGATCGCGCCGAGATACGGGGCGATCCCGAAGTCGATGACGTCCGCCCGAGCGGTGTAGGCCGTCTTGTAGGTCAACGACTCATGCGGGATGCCGACACCGACGGCGAACGCCGGCATGTTGCAGATCCGCGCCAGCGCGGCGTCCTGGTACGAGCGGGACTCGACGAGTTGCATCACGTCGGGCGACACCATGCTCGCCACGTAGTCGAGATCGCCAGGGACGTAGGCGACGGTGTGCGCGTGGCGGGCCGCTTCGAACGTCGAGATCTGTTCGACCGCCTCGGTCGTGGTGAGGTCGTCGCCGGACTTCTGCTTGAGGATCCCGCCGGGAATCTCGACGTTGGCGAACCGGTCGGCGGCCATGTCCAGACGGGCGGCGGTCGACAGGGGCCGCACCGCCTCGAGCACACCGGACAGGGGCGACTCGAACACGATGATCTCCCACCAGGACAGCTGAATGGTGGTGATGACCGGCAGGAGCTCCGACACGGCAGGGGCGTCATGGCCGCGCCGGTAGTAGGTGACACCGGACCCGTCCGGGTTGATCGACACCGACGTGTACGGCATCCACTCGACCGCCAGCGGCCGCCCGTACTGGTCGGGCAGGGTGATCCAGGCGAACGCGAACCGGTGGAAGAACAGGTCCTCGGCGATCTTCGCGGTCCACCAGCCGCGGGTGTGGTTCGGGTCCGGGCGGTCCAACCATGCGGGGGTGACGTCCTCGCCGCGCTGGTTGGTCGCCTTGTACGGCAGCTGAGCGAGCACACCGCACAGCACATCGCGGGCGCGCATCACGACCGACAGCTGCAACGCCTGGTCGCGTGACTGGACCAGCGCGGCGGACCGGGCGTCGATCAGCGCTTGAAGCTGCGTCGACAACGGGTCGGTCGGCGCCGGATCGGTCGGCGGCGTGTCAGTGAACTTCGCGCTACGCCGGCGCGTCCCGAACATGCGTCCGAAGCGTGCACCGCTTTACGCGGGGAGTGCAACGACGCGGCCGCCGCGGCGCGGCGCGGTGCGATGCGCCCACGCCGCCAGGGTGACGGCGACGAGCGGGGAGATGTCGTCACCGGAGGTGCGGCGCGACCACGCCCACCCGTCACCGACCGGGCGCCGGCGCGCCCCGCGCAGGGCGGCGTTCAACGCCGGTTGGTCGCGGTGCACCAGCAGCCCGGACCCGAGGGCGTCGACGAAACCGCCACAGGCGCGGGTGAGGAACCCGGCCGCTTCGGTGTCGATCTTCAGGCGGCGGCGGGTGGCGTCGGCGACGGTCGCGGCGGCGACCAGGTCATCGGCGATGATGCGGGCGCCGCGGTGGTTGGCGCGGATCGCGGCCAACGCGTCGAGGAGCCATTCGGTGCCGGGGCCGTGGGCGACCACCTCGACACAGGTCCGGTCGCGCCACGTGCCGGCGACGGCGACCGCCGCCGCGGCGGCGTCGGGGGCGACGTCGAACGCGAACACCACCGGCGTACCGGCGGCGGCACCCTCGACCGCGGCCGTCGCCCAGCGGGCCGGGTCGACACCGGACGCGGGGGACGCGGACGGGCGCGGCCACACGTTGAGGATCGACCGGGCGAACGCCGCGGGATCCATCGAGGCGTGATCCTCGGCGAGCGCTTCGAGCGGCACGGTCCAGCCCAGCGCCGGGTGCGCGGACCACCACGTTTCCGGTTTTGCCGGGTCATCTGAGGGGTCGGCGGACCATTCGAAGTAGGCGAGCCCGGAGCGGCGGTCGCATTCGGCGGCGTCACGCCCGGCGGTGATCCACTGGTCCAACCAGGTCGACTCGACGGTCCCACCGGCGGAGATGATCCACGTCTGACGGCGCGGCCTGGTCAGCTGCGCCGGGCGGATCCCCGCTTCGACGTCGGCGCCGAGCGCGAGGTCGAACGCCCACGCCTCGTCGATCGTCACCAGGTCGGCGTTCGTCGAGTGCAGGGCGTTGGCGGTCGGGGCGAACAGCTGCAGCTTGGAACCGGAGGCGCGGTTCGTCATCCCCTCCGATCCCTGGGAGTGGCGGACCTTGAGCCTGGCTTTCCAGTAGGCGGACCGGTCGACGAGCGGCGCCCATTCGTCGCGGAAGATCTTCGCCGCGGTCTCGCGGGCCTGCGCCGTGTACCACGCGAGCACGCCCGGCGCGGAGGTGCGTTGCAACGCTTCGGCGAACGTCAACAACGTCTTGCCGGCGCGGCGCGGCACGACCAGCACGACCACCGGATAGGCCATGCGATCGGTGGCCGGGTCGATCTCACCGGCGACGGCGGCGACGAGGCGCTGCCAGGGGAGCAGACCGGCGCCGCCGGTGAGCGACCGGGCGATGCGTTCGACGTTCGGACCGAACGTCGCCCGGTCAGGAGAACGTCGGGTCGACCACCGCGGTGGACAGGGTGAACGGGTCGACGTCGGGGAGCGGTTCAGGGCGTGCCCCTGTCAGGTAGGCGTGGCACTCGATCAGGCGATGCCCGGCGAACGCCACGGTGTACAACTCGTCGGCGCGGGCGGCCATGTCGACGACACGGGCCAGGCGGCGGTACAGCACCTCGACCGCGGCGGCGTCGGGGAGCACGGCGTCCTGGGCACGTAGCGCGGTGAGGTCGCGTCCGGCGGCGCGTTCGGTCGGGCCGGTCGGCAGCCGGCCGCCGGTGTCCTCGAGGCCGGGAAGCGCGGCCTGTCCGGCGGACTTGCGAGCCATCAGCCGGCCGATCGAACGTTTGTTCGGTGAAGAGCCGCGGGTCCGGTGCGATCCGGGGAGAGAGAACGGGTTGGAGCACT